TAGGTTGGCTCACTAATACCAATCCCGACGTTGCCGTTCGTAGCGTCAATTACCATCGCCGAAACACCAGCCGCCGAATTGTTGTGATACTTGAAGTTAATAAGGTCATTCGTAGCTGAACGACTTTCTAAAACAATAGAGCCACCAAAGTCATCGTTGTGGCTACGCATATGCAGCCCAGCATCAAAATCTCCTGCATCACTTCCGTCAACTTGCGTTTTTATGATTGCGTTAGCTGCATAGGTTTCAGAGCCAAGCTGGAGGAGTTGGTCAGGACTCGCAGTACCAATACCCAATCCTGTAGTAGTCAGTCTAGCTTTTTCGCCACCATCAATATCAAACCTAATAATGCTATTAGCGCCAGAATTACCTACGTCAGCTTGGATGCGAATTGAACCTTCGTCGGCAGAATCAGCCTCTATTTTTGCATATGCGTCACCGCTAGTGTCTTCAAATCTAATGCTTGGGTCAGCGCCTTTTAAGTGCAGCATATCTAAGGGAGCCGCGACACCTATCCCGACGTTGCCGCCAGTTTCTACAACAAGCACATCACCGCCGGTATCAACACCTGAAGTGTTTACACGGAAAGACCCACCAGACCCTGACGAAATGCCAGCAACAATGTCACCTGCTTTAGATGCATGGCTATGACCGTATGCAATGATAGAACCACCAAAAGCCGCAGAACCACCGCCTGCTTGCATTATTAGACTACCTGCGTAGGTACCTGTTTCACTACCTAAAAGCAAAAATCGTGCGCCAGTTCCTGCCCCTGACATTGATATGTTGCCATCGCTGGTAACACCATCAGCAGTCACTGTGCCGGTTACGTCAATCCCGCTGCTATTAACCGTCAATTTTGTTGAACCAGCCTTTTGAATCAGCAGATCACCGATTCCAGCTTGATTAATGATTGACTGGGTCGCGGCATGGACGATAGTTAAGTCTTGCGAGTTACCCAGACGGATAAATTCGTTGTCGCCTAGATCAATCTGATCGACGTTGATCTGATCCATTCTAACTTTGACATTGCCGCCGCTACGGACAGCGATCAAGTAATCACTACTGACTAAGCTACCGCCATCTGATAGTTCACTAATCTTTGACATTATTCGTCTCCTATGCTGCTATTTTACGGCAAATTCTATGATTGGTCAGCCTTAATCTGCTCAATCTCATCTTTCAAAGTCTTAACCGATTCAATCAGATAGCCGATCAAATCCCCATACGCTACGGATAACATCCCGTCTGCACCTTCTTTTACTAATTCAGGCGCTATTTCCTGCAACTCTTGCGCTATTACACCAGCGCCCTTCTCGCCATTCTTAACGAAACTGACACCACGCATACCAAACACTTTATTTCCATCTATCGTTTTAACATCAGACTTCAGTCGGATATCAGAACCTTGGGTTACAGTTCCGTCAATATCAATATTACCATTACCTTGATAATTGCCTGATGAATCTATACTGACTCCTGTGCTGCCGTAACCGCCGCCAAAAGATGCGGTTGCTGACGTGATAGCGCCTACTCCAGTGTAAAAGTCACCAGTTATAAGAATGTTGCCGTTATCAACAAAAGAAATTGGGTTGGTAGTTCCATTATTGAATTTAAAAAATAAAATGCCTGATCCGCTTTCACCGTACCCCGTTAATCCTTCTATTGACCAGTTTTCATCCTGAGTATCAGAGTCTCGCCATGAAATCGTTCTTGCGCCACTGGACCCAGACAAAACAACGTCGCCAGTCAGTATACTTCCTGCTGACTGATCCCTTATTACGTTACTGCTATCAATAGTGAAATATTGAGTTGCGCTGTTGAAATAAAGTGTTCTTTTAGATGATGAACTGGGATTGGCGTTAGTAGCACCGCTACCCGCTACATAACTAACTTGCACTCTTATAGCTATATCACCAGACGTATAAACACCCGAGTCAGTCATGACTAAGTTAAACTGACTATCTATTCCGTCTTTGTCTTTTATGTACCAGCCTGTTCCAGAATCATTAACAGAATAATAATCATCGTCAGACGCATCACTTGGGTTATAAATCCTGCGTGTGAATGTTTTAGATCCTCCGCTCACATCATTAAACGTGCCGGGAGTCCCATTGGTGATTGATGCTATTTGTAGCTTTAAAGTTATGCTATCTGGGAAATCTTCTGCGCTAGATACTGCAAAAGGCGCATATCCTAAAGGAAACAAAACTTTTATCGTCAAAGTTTGCGTCGTCGAAAGTATTAGTCTTGCATAGTCAGTATCGCTGGTTAGCTCGTCAGCAACTTGTGCAACTGCGTTATCCGTACCTGACGAAAGACTAGATAAGCCAACGCCAACCAATCCGTCCTGCGCCGAATCAAATATAACTGCGCTTGGATCATCTGGCCTTGTTATTACAATGCGGTCAGCAGTTACTACGCCAGAAGCATCAACTCTAAACGGGGAATCACCAGCGTCGGCAGCGCCAGCGTAGAATTTATAGTTAGCATCTGCACCATCCATCGTTGCCGATGTAGCACCAGACCCAGCTACAAATTTAGAATCAGTTGAAACGTCACCAGTAAATGCCCCAGCAGATGCATTTACAGTCCCGCTTATTGTTGCGCTAGTGGCTGTCAAAGCCCCTTCGGATGTTACTCTAAACGGCGCAGAAGCAAATGTTTCATTTCCTAATTGCAAACCATCAGAGCTTGCTTTGAAGAATGAAGTCCCAGAACCTACTACAAGAGATACATCAGATATAGTGGTTCCTGTTGTCAACAAGTTCCCATCCACTTGAACGTCAGTATTTAAAAATATCTTTGCTGAAGTAACCGTAAAAGGCTGAAGTGGGGTGTCAGCAGTTGATGCTGGGTCTACTATTGAAAACTGATCAGCAACTACTGCAAACTCGGAAAACGGTGTTGATCCTGAAGTCGTGGACAATAAACCAAACCCAGTGATCCGATTGTTGTTATCAATCTTGACTGAATAGTTAGCCTCGACCCCATTGATAGAATTGGCCTGAGTTGTGATGCTGGCCGTATTGCCACCAACGGTTGTTGTTAGTGTCGTCAGATCCTGAGCCGTTGAAGTAACAACTCCATCAATCACGCTGACTTCTGTCGTCAGGTTTGACAATGCCCCAGCCGTAGCGACCACGCCATTCGTCGGATCGTTTACCGTAGATTCCAATGCTGTAAGCTGGATGGCTTGCGTCTGTATATTATCTTCGTTGACGTAAGTCTGAACCGTCAGTGAATCAATCGCGCTTGATGAACCGGACACAAAGTCTGACAAATCTTGAAGCTGAACTGTGCCAGAAGTCTCTAAATCAATTAGGTCATCGTTTTCGTCTTCAACTTCAGTTCTAAAGTGAAGGTCTTCGGTGTATGTCGCGTCTAACGTCGTAACAGCCGATGAATTGGTTGTTATAGCACCTTCAGCATTTGTGACCCGTGTCGTCAGTGCTGAAAGACCCGAAGCGTTTGCAGCGACACCTGTAGTCCCATTGTTTACCGTCGATTCAAGCGCAGTGATGTCCGATGACTGAGTTGTGATAGTGCCTTCAGCCGTCGTTACTCGCGTATCAAGACCAGATATAGCACTTGCATTGGTTGTGATATTACCTTCAGCAGCAGTCACATCTGTTTGCAAAGCTGTAATGTCTGAAGCGTTAGTCGTAATTGACCCTTCAGTAGCCGTGACCCTAGTCGTTAGATTCCCTAAAGCTGTTGATGTTGCTGCAACTCCGGTAGTGGGATCATCAACGGTTGTTTCTAATGCCGTGACATCGGCTGTGATTGACGTTATAGAGTTACCCTGTGAAACCGTAGTCGCATCCAATACCGATATAGCACTAGCGTTACTTGTTACGTTCCCGTTAGTCGTTGCCAAAGACGTTTGCAGATTCGTGATCGCAGTTGCGTTCTGTGCAATCTGAGCATCCTTCAAGGATACCCATGCAGAGCCAGTCCAATAGTATGGATGGTTATTATCATCGGAGTCATACCAGCGTGAAAACGTAGGTATAGGATCAGGTATACCACCAACACCCGCTACCGGCGCGGTTGTTTGGATGTAGATATCACTTACACCACTGGTTAAGTCAACGACAGTATCTTCAAGTGACGATAGATTCTGCGCGACTGTATTGATTGAACTATTCAAAGTCTGATTAGAATCGCTGACGAAGATCGCCACATCACCAAGATTCTGTATGTCTACGTCTTGGCCTGTTTCTAAATCTAGGACTTCGCCAGACTCGACTTCGACCTGTAGGATTTCTTGCGCCAAGACTGAGTTCTTCACATCAGCCTGGTTCATCACCGTAGAACCGTCGGTATCGTACAGGTTGACAGATATCTGTGCGCCTACGGTTGCGTTATCCGCTGGGGCGTTTGTAGAACCAGAAACATCAGACCAATTAACCCGTCCGACTGTAGCGAATACCGTTGTATTTGGATCAGCATTAGGCTCTAAGTTAGACTGACTAGCCGCATCAGTTCCGACATTCTTAACCGCTCTGACCCAGTAATAGCGAACATCACCGGCGCTAACTGAATCTGCTGAATTAGATGCATCATGTATAAACTGCGTCCCGTCAGTCTCACCGATTTTGACTGCTGAACTAAAGTTACCATTGGGTGAAGCATAGACGTAGATCGTCCCGTAGTCTGCCGGTCTTGCAGGGTTCACCCAGTTCAATTCGTTGTTCTTTAACCCAGCAGTAACGCTTAACCCAGAAGGGCTTGGAACGCCTCTAAATGCGTCTGTGATGTCGCCTGTAGCGGTAAGCGTGGAATACTCATTAGACGCTGGGTCAGCATATGAAGTTGAAGAATCTTCTCTAAGCGTAAGATTAACCCCGCCTTCATCTGAAAACGTCCAGCCAACGCACATGAAGACTTTGTTTGACCAGCTTAATTCATCGACCGATACTTGTACCCGATCCCCTGCGGTAATCCTCAATGCTGATAGATTCGCTGGAAACGACACAACCTTCTGCTGATCGCTTAACTGGATTAACTTGTTGGACAATCTCTGAGCCATATAGCTTGAGTTTGTCATGGGATACTGAACTTCTTTTTCTAAGACTTCGCCGTTGTCCCTAGTGACAGCATCAGCTAACTGAACCTTTGGAAACTCGCTAGACTTGTGATTCTGTGCTGGATCAACGAATAAACCTTTAATCGTATTGAATCGGTCTGATCGTTCAAAACTTGTCTTGATGCCTATAGCACCAATCAAATCATCTTCGTTCAGGCTTTCAGTCGGTGCTTCATAGATTCCAGCCCTAAGAACATATTTTCCATTTGAATAGACCAAAGACCCGTTCATTGACGACAAGATCTTAGTTATGTTTCTGCGATGCGAATCAGTGCCGAACAAAACTCCGTTCACTGTGAATCGTTTTTCAGTCCCATTTGGGACAACGACAGAAACATCACAACCATTCGCCGCAGTGACAATTGCATTCCAGTCAATCTTTGACGATGCGATTCCCATACCAAAATCATCATTGATCAGGTAATCAGCCAGAACTAAAGCAGGGTTCTGCCCTTGTCCGACATAACTCCCAACCGTTGCGTTGTAAGTTATGAAGTTTTCATCAGCAGGATTATTACCGACCCCACCTGTATCTAATCTAGGATCATAGACCGGCTTTCCTTGTACGATAGCTTTAATATCTGACGGGGCATACTTCTCCCAGACTTCTGCCGAATCTTCATTCAGCTTCCATTTCATCGCAATGTACGCAATGCCTTTGCCCTGATGCGCTGAAGTGTAATCAGTAAACGCATTGACCATCATAGAATCAGCAGCTTGAGTTGCTGTTCCTAAATGCTTGTTGATGATGCAGATAGTGGTGCTGTTCTTTGGTCCGAAAGTCCCTGCGGTAACGTTACCGCCAGCACTAGAACCGCCATTGATCTGGGAATCTTGTATCAGCTCATTGTCGAAGTAGATATCCGTGATATCAGTGACTTCATGACCGGCTAAGGCTATAACGTGATAAAGGTCTTCGTTGTCTGTTCCCTTCATACCTATATAGGAAATCGGGCCTGAAACAAGCGTTTCGCCATAGACAATCTTATAAGGTTCTGTAGTTGACTTTACGGTTCGCTGACGACTTGCATCAGAATCGACTTTAGGCATGTCAATTTCAAACATTGACATAGCTTTGTTAGCTAGTACGGCGGTTCCAGCAATAACCGCAGATCCTATTGCTAGTGCTGCTTGAACCCCTGCGACTGTCGAAGTCGCTAACTGAACGCCAACAACTGATGCTGCTGCTCTTCCTACTGTTGCAACAAATTTTAGAGCCGTTACAACTATTTCCATACTTGCCACCCTACGGATATATACTGATCAGATATCTTTGTCATACCCTTCTTCACCAAACCAACAGCACATTTTCCGAATTTTATGCCCATAGCTGAACCTTCTGGCAAATCTAGCAAAACAGGACTGCCATCAGGAAGACTATCAATATCAGTTGTCGATTCACCTAGAACACTTGAAACTGTAGCTTCTAAGTCGCCATTTGACTTGATAATCTGATTAGCTTCGTCTTCTGAAGTATAGTCGAAATCAGCTAAATAGTCTTTGCCTGTAAGTTCTTTGACAACAAACCCAACGAACTGACAACAGTCAGCATCACCATAATCAAAGTTTCGGCGTTCCCATTTGTTCAGGGCTTGTAGTACCCGAAGCTGCATTAAGTAGGGCTAAAATCTATTGTTGGGGTGGTTCCAGTATCAACTTCTGTAACTCCAGCAGAGCCAGCACTTTTCGCGCCCCAGTCAAACTTAGCACCTTGTACCTTATGAATATGACTGAAGAATAGATCACCTGAATATCTTTCTTGCTGTGCTGCATTGGTATACATAAGGTTTCTTGATACATCGAAGCGTGACAGTTCAGACTCTGCGATCAACTGGATAGCGTCACCACCGTCAGATCCAACGCTTAGGTTCATCTGATCCATGAACCCAGACCAGATCGGCGTAGGGTCAGCAAGTAACGAATCGTCAGCATCTAAAACACCCATGTAAACCGTGACCGGATGCATGAAGTAATCTTCGGTCAGTGCTGCGCCTGATATTGTGGCATCAAGACCTGAAAGCGTTAAGGTGATTGCATAAGGGCTAACGTCGATACCTTCTTCGACCTGACTTATAGAACCTAAATCACCGACACCAAGCCAGTTTTGACCACCCCAAGTATATGTTCCCAGTGAGTTGTGAACGTATACTGTCCCGCTGGGGAACTCTAGCTTTGCGAACGTAACAATCGCAACATGCTGCTGGGCTAATGCCGTTGCTACGTTTGTAGGGAAACCCCTGCTCATGCTAGAACGTCCTCGACGGCTTCAACTGTGAAAGATGAAATGATCCCTGCTTGGTTGTCCCAAGACGTAGATCCTGCAAGCATGAACACGCCTAAGACTGGATATAAGAAATCAACCAGATCATTATTGTCAGTTGGCTTCCTGATCGGTGGCGCTATAGGTATTGCTACTGTACCCGTTCCCGTTGAATCCACATCATCTGTGACCATGTGAAGCTCGTTATTGAATGCGATGTAATCACCAGCACGAAGATAGTTCGTAGTATTCAAAGAAGCATTGTCCACGTTTAGCGTCGATCCAGTCTGACCAGCACCCGCAACGAATAGATTATTAGCAGTCGCTGACCCTGTGCCAGATCCCGCACCCGTTGCAGTGAACACGATTCCGACGGTGTTTGCTGACGCACCGATAGCCGTGAAATCAGTTGTTCCGACCACGGTGATAACGTAAATCGTACCAGTGACAAACGCACCCGCATTGACTGTTACTGTCGCCGCTGCGCCTCGTTTAGTATAAGAATGATCAGGCAAGAAGAACCGATGCTCCTGACCGTTCAACTTAGCCAAGAATGCCTGCATGACTGCACGATCATCACCCGAAAGATTGTTGAACTGAAGCGATGCTTTCCAAAGCGAACCTTTTCTAGCGACTGTCTGAACCGCGTTAGTCAATGGGCTTTGAAACGTCCTTGTATTCGTAACCAGCTCAAAAGTGCTGGACGATGGCGTTATTGATGGGAAACTATAAGTGGTCATACGAAGCGCCTTCTACGCATTAAGTCTTGGATCGTGGCGACAGTCTGCTGTGATGTCTGCTGCATTGCCGCTCGGATCTTCATGTCTACGTTGGCATCAGCGCCTTTTGCATCGATGTTGTTTACGATAGTTATGCCTCCAGTCTGACCTTTGGTGTGATCAACGACCGTCTCATTTGGGTGAAGTATTGCGGGGAAACCACCTTTGCCATCCATGCCGCCAGATCTAGATCCCCGACCAGTGAAACCACCACCGTCGAACGATTGAGCTCTAATCTGTGCGATTTGCGCCATACCGGCAGCAACCTGGGCAGCAGCCATAGCAAACGATATCGGTGGAGGATAAGTCTCAATCGCTTTAGTCGCACCAGTATAAGTAGACATAATCGCTTGAGCTATGTTGTAAGCCTTCTGAGCAGCGAACATCTTCTTGTTGTTAGCCTGTACGCCTTTAAATGCATCACCAAGGCCATCCAATACCATCTGCGTCTTTTCAGTAGTATTCTTATCCTCAAAGTTTTTACTTTTCTTTCTAAGTTCTTCGACCTTCTTGTGATAGTTTTCTTCCGCTTTAGTTCTTAATTGAGCAGCTAATTCGTGGTTATCAGTATTGGCCGCATTAAAATCTTCTATCAATTTCAGTTCTTCTTGATATGCTGCTGTTAATGCCTCTTTCCTGGTCATCAACCTCTTTTGCAGCTTCTCCACATCCTGAGCCATATCAAGCTCATTCTGTTTATCTATTATTCTTTGAATTGCATCTAATACTTCTTGATTCTCAGCCAGCCCTAATAATCCGGCCTTATACTTTAGAAGCTCCTCATTAGACATCCCAAGAGTTTCTGCTTGCTCTTTTATGGATTTCTTAAAGTTATTTTGAGACTCTACTAGCTTGTCAAATTCAGGCGATGTTGTCTGCAAAACACCTTCTAAGTTACCCATTAACTCTTCTAATCTCTGAAGCTGTAAACTAGCCTCGGCAGATGCAACAGAAGTCTCTAATATCTTATTAGCAGTTTCTAAAAACGTATCGCTAAGATTCTTATTGCCCTTATTGGCAGACAGAATCTCATTAATTAATGATTGGAATGCAGGAATTGAACCCTCAATTCCATTTTTCACATCGAATGATGCTGATTGTAACTTGGATGTTTCTTCAGTAGTTAATCCTAAAGATGTCGCCAACTTGCCCAATGCAGCTTGGTTGTTTGTAGCAGCGACTGCGGCGGCTACCTGCTCTTTAGTCATGCCTTGAGTTAAGGTCATTAACGCTTCTACGTCATTAGAAGTACCTACTAGAAACTGTTGAGCAGTGTATTGAGTATGGATGAATTCATCAGTAGATTCGGACAATGCATCTTGTGCAGTCTTTGATGTCTTGAGCGCCTTGACGTAATTAAGACCAAGCTGAATCTCGGCAAGTTCTTTTGAATGAGCCGCTAACGATCTAAATCTTTCTGTTAGTTCAAAGGTTCCGTCGGCAACATCGACACTCATTACCTTTGACAGTGTTTTTAGTTGCTCTTGTAATTCTTTAGTTCTATCTTTTGCACCTATGACACTTGGCGCATACGCAGTAGCTAATGCTGCGCCGACTGCCATTACAGCACCGATAAGGGCTCCATGTGGGCCCATAAGAGAAGCAATCTGTGAACCCTGCTGGCCGAATACCAGCATGGCGTTTTGACCCATTTGAAGCTGTACTGCAACGTCCTGGATCTGATGACCTACTTGACCAAGCCCGCCACGCATCATCCTCAAGCCTTGTTTATTGGCTTTCTGCGCTTGCTTGTCAAATCTAGCTATAGATGCCGCAGCCTTATCAGTAGGCCCAGAAGTATTATCTGTGGTTAATAGCTCTGTGTGGATTACGTTCTTTTGTGTTGCCATCTATCTTCTCTTGCCTAATTCTAAGAAATGTCCACCAGTGATTAAACTCTTCCTCAGTCATTGCCAAAACTGTCGATAGTGGCTCCCCAAGATGATTTGCCAACTCATACATCATATACAATTGAGTTGGTTCACCTTGAGGATTTAGGAGTTTTTTTCGCGTTCCTCTTCGGTTGTCCCTTCTATATTAAGAACGAAGTTAGCAATATCAGATACAATATCTGGATCTACTTTCTTACGAAGAGAAACCTTGTCCTCTAAGGTAAATACCGCGTCACCTTTTTCATCAGTAGTGCCTAAGATGACGGCATAGATCATATAATCCGTACCGTCACCATCAGCCCTGGCTAACCATCGAGCCTTGTCATCAAGAGTTAGATTCTTCGCATAAATAGTTGTTCCCCATTGGGGTATTTCTAATTTGCGAATCTCGCGCTCACTAAAATGAGCAATAGCTTGATCGATTAGCTTACTCATTAAGCTGTCGCGCTAGTCAATGCGCCAGAACCTTGAAGCGTGATTGATGCTTCAACCATTCCGTCAAAACTAGACGAACGACTTACGCCAGTCACCAAAGCAGTACCCGTGTAATACGTATCGCCAGTGCTATCGCCTTCTGGGTAAAACCCAATAGTGACGCTTGCGCCAATCGTTAGACCGCCTTGACCTGACGAATCTGTTTCATCCCAATAAACATCAGCACTTCCGGTAAAGGATGTGAGCGTAGTGATGAAAGATCGAGCAGTATCTGTCATTACTGTATCTTCAACAGTATCTGCGGTTTCTTCAATTGAGAATGAACGCAACTCAGCAACGGCATTACTGCCGACCTTGATGATTCCATCTCTTCCGATATGTGTAGCCATTATTCAGACTCCTTGTCTTCCTGTTTCTCAGCCTTAGCCTTCTTACCAACTTTAGCCTCAACTGTGCCTTTTACTTTATCTGACTTCCAACCTTTAGCCAGCATGGATTCAACTTGAGACGGATGAGCATCAACCACAACTTTACCGTCTGGACTTGTTAACTTCATAGTATACACCTTAAATTGCGATATCTGGAGCAGTAGTTGTTGTCCTATAGACTACAGTATAAGTCATAGTAACAACACCTACAGGCTGATCTCCTTCACCATTGAACTGAATCTCAGTTGACGTAATGTTCTGAGATTTAGCTAAATTGTTCAACGCTCTATCTGCACCTAATGCTGCTTCGACCTCTTTGCATATATCGTCAACAACATCATCAAAATCAGTATTAACCTTAACGTACCCTTCTATGGCAACACTCAAAGTCCTGTTAAGGCCAAGACTGGTTCCCATGGTATCTACTTCAGCACCTTCTGATAAGGTATATACCAATAACGCCGGTAAACTAACCGAGTCTAACGGATAAACCCTTGACTGATAAACATTAGACCCAGTTGTTGTTAATCCGGTAATCGTAGTAGCGATACGCTCTCGTATCTGTTGACGAACATGATCAGCCATTACTGAGCCTCAAGAGCCAAAGCAACGACTCCGGTATTATCTGGTTGAACGTTGACGACCTTATATGTCGTAGCGTCTTTGATGGTATTGCCATCTAAATCTTTTATAGCTGCGAAGGCTAGTGTATCGCCATGGGCAGCATTTCTCAGGTCTTTTGCTTTACCGTAAACCATCGGCTGAAGACCTTCTACCGATACAGTTTGACCAGGAATCTCAAAATACTCTTGGTCTAGAATAACTTTAATTGTCGATGCTGACCCACCTGAAGGCGTAAAGGTACAAGACACGCCATGACCAAGCACGTCGAAGTATCCATCAAAGTCAGCATCAAACTCTAAGCTCATCGCTTAATTACTTTCTCAACAGCCTTCTTCTTTACAGGCTTTTCTTCTTTGGTGAACTCTACAGCATGACCTGAACTGATGTACTGTCGGGCCTCCGCTGAAGATACTAAAACTACGTCACCGATGGCTCTAGGCACACCATGAACGTGACAAGGCATTTTTATAACTAATTCCATAATAACTCCCATAAGATTGGGGAGCCGAAGCTCCCCGTTCTCATTAGCTTGCAACGATGTCTTTGATTACCGCGAAAGATTCGGGGTATCTCAACGCTACGTCTAAGTCTTGGAAGAACGCTAATCGCGTACCGCCAGAAGTAGACAAACTAGCTTGATCAACTACAACGTCAACGCCAGACCAGAAGCCGAGCATGATTTGGCTGAAGTCGCCGTAGATCATTGCAGACAAGTTTGATCCGGTTCCTTTGGACAGATCAGAAGGTACTAAGGTGCTAGAAGCTACGTTAGTTCCTAAGATCGAGCCGTTGGGGTCCATGATGAAGTTGCCTTCAACACCAGACGCTTGCTTGCTGACAGTCCGTAAAGCCGCGACGACTTTAGGGTTAGTCAAGAAAGCAGAGCTGTTGATCATGGCATTGTCTTCTTCGACAGCCTTCATCAATTCAACTACTTTAGCGTAAGTGATCGCAGCACCGTTGGTTCCCATTGCAACGACGTTAGTATCGCTGTTTGCAATGATGCCTGATGGTGCATTTGAAGCGCCGCCTTCGATAGCTACGTCATCGATCTTTCGTGCGAAAGTATTGATGATGTCGTTACGAAGAACCTGTTCAACACTAGGATCTGACTGCTGGATGAGCCTTCTAGACACATCGACATAAGCTGCCAGCGTCTTAGGTGTCATTGTCACTTGTGCGAACGTGGCTGCGCCTTCGCTGGGTGCTGAACCTTCAGCAACGAATGCTGAGTTGGTTACAGAAGCAGACAACTTAGGAATAGCAACATCGCCCTTCAGACCCTGCATTACACGGGCACCCAAAGAAGTGATAGTCAATCGAGCATACAATGCTTCGATGAACTGGTCTGCCAGATGGTCAGTACCAACCAAGAATCCACCTTGGCTATCAGTTCCAGCAGTTTGATCACGCTGGCCCCAGTTGATGTTAGCAGGAAGATAGAAGCCTCGGGCTTCTTTGTTGGAACGATGTGCAATCTCATCAGAAATTTCACGCTCGTAACCAGCATCGCGCCAGTCGCCAGATGAAGCAGCTTTGATAGCTCGGATTAAGCTATACTCACGCTGTTCGCTCTTAGCAACGTCAACTACAGCAGCAGGAGTTTCCAGCGGCTTGTTGTTAGCGATGGTTTCCAACAATTCACCTTTGAATTGCTCTACTGACAAACCACGCTGAATGGCCTTGTCAGCCAGATCGCGTTGGTTGTGGTGGTTCCCAAGTGCAAGAATCTCTGTGAAAGAAGCCTGAGCCTCTGCCTTAGCTGATTCACTCACTTGGCGTACATCGACTTGATTTTCTTCAGTCATATTAGTCACCTTTTTAGTGGTTAAAGTTTTTTCAGCGGATCGGCCAACTCCAACGAATTTTGAAGGATCAGCAGGGATAGAAACAATCGATGCTTCCATCGGTGTCCAGCTTGCCCTGTAATATTCTTTGCCTTCGTTGTCTTTAGCACGAACCATCCTTGTGATGCTGTATCCGACAGAAATATTCTGCTTTATACCGGACTTCACATCTTCAAAAACCTCTTGAGCCAAGGCAGATTTTCCAAATTCTACCAACGCAACGGTTCGTCGCTGCGTCTCGTCAAGGTAAAATGATCTAACTACACCGATCTGCTCATCCATCTTGTGGTTGTTCAGCAGTGGAGCTCGACCTGAAGACATGAATTCCATATCAATGTCTTCTTCATTATGGCTTAGAACTTCCAAGCCAAAATCTCTTTCAACAGGTGTCTCGCTAGAAACACCAATTCTGACAATACGCTTATCTTCATCGACAGCGCCTCTAGATAAGTCGATAGTCCTGTAGACCATCTCTGCCTTATCTTCAGTGCGTTCGATCTCTTCAGCCATTGCCTCATAATCTCTATCTTCTTCCATCTCGTCCTTTGCAAGCTCTATGATGAAAGAGTCCTCAGTTTCCTGAACATTAACAACGTGTCGTTCCATGTCTTCAGTCCTGTTTTCTTCCTTCGATTTTAACGGATGCCCAGCGGGAAATAAATCAGTATCATGTTTCCCTCCTCTGAACTTTTCATTTCTTACTGCATATAAAAAACTGTTCACGCGAGCCATTGCCCATTGCTCAGGACTGGTTACGCTCGGTCTAACTGAACCAGGATTAGTCTTATAAGCACCTATGCCTCGGTTGTATACTTTTCTCAACATCCCTAAGTTCACCTTCTTATAGGATGCCTCGACAGAATCGTTATGCTCTTTGACCTTATTGCTTAGTCCTTTGTCAGATGATTCAGCTCGTTCTTCATTCTTCATCTGATTCACTAGCTTTCTAGACCAACTAAAACCAGCATCACCACCCCACAAAGCCCAAGCTATTCTTCCGTTCGACGGATATCCTTCTTCGCCTGGTCTAAAGCCTTTAGCCTTCTTATCGACCTCATGACGTGAGAAAAATGAATACATTCTCTTAACCGTAGAGTCCGAAAGATCAGCATCATTCACGATATCTCTAGCCCGAGCGATACCAACCTCAGTACCGCCACGACCAAACTCGCTACGCCAATCGAGACCTTTTCTGGCCTCTTCTTTCATCCCGCTAGTCGGCTTCGGCATCTGGAGCCCCCTCAACTAACGGATCTATCGGAGTCTTTAACCCAAATGGCTGGAATGCAGTCTTAATGTCATACTGATCAGCAAGTTTGCTTTCTCTGTCATGCTGCTCGAACAACTCTTCTACGTCTCTGCCGTAGTTAGCCTGAACGTCTTGATAAGTAACAATACCGTTCTGCAAGCCCTGTATGTTCGCTTGCATCTCTCTTTGCGGATCAACCCATCCCCAAGATCGAGGTATAAACGATGCATTATCAGCAAACTTGTCATACTTATTAACTTGCATCGGCAGAGCATCTTTAAGCATAGCCAGCTCAAGCCATTTACGATAAATAGGCTCTAAGAAGTGCTCGACCATAAAAGTCTGCAACATCCTATATTGATCTCTATCTTCTAACGTTCCTGCACGTAAAGAAGAGTAATTTACACTGGATAAGTCGTTAGATATTGAGTGATAAGAGATATTTAACCCAGATGCAATGCTTCTAAGCACTGCGGTAGAGAAACTCTCGAACGCTGTCGTAGGATGAGCAGGATCGAAGGCTTTGAAGTCCATTCCTGCGGGTAATTGCTCAAAAGTACCAGGTTCTGCGTTCATGATCGGCATATATTGATCTTGAACATCATCACCGACATAACCATCACCAGTGGGAGACGTAAAGAAGCCCATCTTAGCCGATGAGACTCTACTGGCAACCAATTCACTCTCATAGTAACCGTTTAGCATCTTGATGTTAGCCATTACGCTCGCAACGAACGGAACGCCTCGTCTTTGCTCAGGTCTTTGTCTTATATAAGCATGAATAATGTCTTCTGCGGGGACTCTAATCGTTTGATTGCTCTGCGCGTAACCAACGTCATTCGGATGGTTCTTGTACAAGTGATAAGCAACAGGCACGTTTTCTTCGTCAATCTCAACGCCCATAACGATCCTATTACCATTGGCAGCAAGCTCATTCTTGGTTTCGTTAAGATGATCAGCCTCTAAAAACTGTATTCTGTAGCCAAACTCGCTAGAAGGATCACGATAATGCTTGATTAAGACTTCACCGTCTCTTGCGAGCGCTTCCATAAACATCTTTTGACAATCTAGAAACGACATTGTTTTGTCGGCAGTACAATTACCAGTCCGAGTCCACTTTTTCCATGCTCGCTCGATAATTTGGTTGCCCAAAACGTCCAACATACCGTTTTCGTCTCTAGCTTTGACGTTAAGACGGATTCCGTTATGTCCAACTACGTTAGAAGATAGTAAATTAAGATATCTAGCCACATACGCATCGTTTCTGGCTAATTCTCTTGATCTATTGCGTAAAGTAACAAGGGCTTGCCTCAGTTCTTGGTCTGCACTAGCAGAAGAACTAAAAAAGTCGGTAAATAACCGACCACCTTGAGCTCCTTTATAGGAACGTCTGCTTAAAGGCGAACCTTTTGGCTGTTCTTTCTTGCGTCCGAATGGGTTATACCAAGCCATCAGAATTTAACTCCAATTGTATTTCCAGTAGGCTTGTTGTTTCTGATCTTAGCCTTCTGCAATTCTTTATTGTATTTGGCCTCATATCTATCTCTTAGGCTATGAAGCTCATCAATAGACATCCTTGACAAACTTCGGCCAGCAATACTGAAAGAGCTCTGATCGATTGTCGCTCTATTCTCAATAACAGCCTGAACCGCATCTAAGACTTTCTTAGCGTGAGTCCTAAGATCTGCATTGGTATCAGCATAGTTAGCGACCAATGTGCTCATGCCGCTGTCAACAGCAACACGCTCTGAATCAGAACTTCTGGTTATATAAGCATACCATTTATACTCGTGTGCGTTATATGCAGCAGTCGTTGACGAATCAACCTCTACTATATAAGCGTCAGTCGTTTCGGTAGCAGTAATAGTGAATTGATGACTTCCACCGCCGCCTGAGTCGCAGTGAAATTCATACGTTAAAGCGTATGATGCTGTGGGATAGTCAGAAACAAGATCTGGTCTTTTCCAGACCCATCGATCACCTACAACAAGTGTCTCAGGCTCTTGTTGCGGGTAATTATCACGATCAAATAGATTTGCCATTTCACCGCCATGCATTAATATAGTTTTGCCGTGGCCTTCTTGTTTGCTGCCTCATAAATGGCTTAGGCTGCTCAGGCTCGACTTCCGGTTTTATTTCTGCCCTAGATTCTATCTTATTTGCAATACTATTGACATTGATATTAATTATAGCGTATGCGGCCATAGCATACACCATGCAATCTAACGCTTCGTTCCTTGGGCGAATCTTCTGGAACACCCTTCGTTTATACCCTCTTACGAACTTAGTTACAATCTTCTCAGCCGTGAGCTGTCGGAAGTATTCGTCGTTCAACTTGTTGTTGAAGTGAATGTAACCTGGGCCTTCTTCATTGATTCGCATTCTTGCAAATAATAGATCTTTTGCTGTATCAACGCCAATCGGGAAAAGCCTACACTTTGCAACGTTGTTCCTGGATGGCTTCCCTGCTATCGCTTTGCCTTCACCACCAACACCTTTGATAGCAAAAACCCTTTTAGAATAGTTCTTAACGCAATACTGATAGACTGTGTTGGTAAAGTGACCACCTGAGTCTATCGCACTAGCCCTGATAGCTATTTGACGGCCATCTTCTGTATCGTAGGTTCTCATCAACTGAGAATCTAAAGATGTCCACAATTGTGGAGTTGACGGATCTCCGTAAAGAACATCATGGGAAATCACCCAAGACTCATCATCTCGCCCCCATCCGATTAGGCTTATCTCCAATCTATCATCTTGGACATCGACCCCAGCCGTAAGAAAGACAACTTCTTGCGGTATCTCTTCAAACGATTCTCTACGTTCGGCCAAAGAGTAGTCGTCTATCGTCTCACCTTCGTCGGCCCAGCTTTCACTAAGATATACGTTCGTCCATACTCGCAGTTGTTCTGGGTTCTTCTTTACGTTAAGAAAGTCTCGGACACCTTCAGACAATGGAGTCCATGGTGAGTAAAGACCTGAGATGTGAAATCCAGCAACACCCTTGAACTCATCTTGAGCCAACCACTGCCCGTTGCGGATAGACCATCGCCGGTCAGAGTCAGTCCAAAGAGTTCCGCATTCGTCGCACATATACTGAGCAGTTTCAGGGTCGTTATCGTTCCATCTTACGTTAGACCACTTTAATGTCTGCTCATGCTTACAGTGGGGACAAGGCACGTAAAAGTATCGCTTGTCTGACTTCTCAAATGCATCTTCAATACGACTCGCATCCTTATTCGTGGGAGTCGATACCATGACGATCTTTCTGTTGAAGAATGTCGCGCTTCTCTTTCTAGCCAGTTGAATAGGATCGCCCTCAGAACCGGCAGATGCAGGGTATCGGTCAACCTCATCACACAAGACCAACCTGATCGGACGCGAGCTAAGACCAGACGGACTGTTGGCACCGACGATAGAGATGGCTCCACCAGGAAAGATCTTGTGTAGCGTAGTGTTGTTAGAGTCTCTAGATCTAGGATCTTTGACTTTACCCTGTAGACAAGGCGTTGACCTAAGAAGGCCATTAGCAATTCGGTCTTTACTGAACGACTGCGCCATATCCAGAGTAGGCTGCAACATCAGAATAGGACAAGGATCGTTGTCTATGTGATACCCGATGATATTAAGCAATGCTTCAGACTTACCCAACTGAGCGCCAGCCATGACAACCACTTCTTTGATCTCAGGGTCTGAACAGGCATCCATGATACCTCTTTGATACTCAGCCCTTGATGTATGCCATCGACCAGGCTCAGAGCTACTTTGTGAGTCCAGTCGTCTTCTTTGGTCTGCCCACTCGCTTACGCGGAGTCTTGGTGGCGGCTTTAGTGTCTGTATCGCCTTCTTCAGATGCTGAACCAGTTGCTGTCGTTCTTGTCGGGTCGATTTTCGGGTCATAGTTACTCAACTCTTCTAATGCTTCATTGATAAGGTCTTCGCAGATCGTTTGACAGATCGCAGCGTCCATCTCAGATGAGACTATCGGTGCAGCCTTCGTCGGTATGCTCAAGAGCTTACCCTTGATCGCGTTCAATATATCATCCCATGCCTTTACGACATCCTCAGCGATTACGAGTTCACCTCTAACCTTAGCCAGTTCAAGCTCTGCTATTTGAGCTTCAGCGTTGATTTTCCTAGTGCGAGCTTCATCGTAGCTC